AATCACCACCGCCGACCGTAGTGCCAGCGTAGAAGCCAGTTACCGAGAATGATTGACCTGTTACCGTTGGAACAGATAAGCTTTTGATGCTGTCTACAGATGAAACGATTGGCGAACCTTTGAGCTTTAATTCACCAGTAAAATTAAAGTCACCTGATTGATCTATTAGTCCGGCGCTTACTTTTTGATTACTCATTATTTCACCATTATTCCGTTGATTTCTATATTGCCATAAGCATAACCAAGCCACACATCAACATCGACATGCTGGCCAAATGATGTAACGCTCAATACTGAGTGAGAAATACCTTTTGATACTCCAATATGCATATCAAGATTGTTAACATAATCATCATCAGCCAAGCCGTTAAATGAAATTACTTTAGAATATGACACACCATACGGAAGAAATATTTTATTCCCCTTAGCTGTGCCGCAAAGTTTTTCGTTAACGCCGATAGTGGTATGATATCTATCTACAATCCAACACCACTTTGAAGGGTTTTCTTGACTTTGCCTTAGTTGGCCGCCAATTATTTGCACCTCAGCAGACTGCAAAAACGCAGGCAGCATCAGAGCTGCCGCTAAAATTACTTTTCTCATACTACAAAAATTCCATAAAACCATATATTACCTCGATACATTTCAAAAACTTCAGATCCATTTGTCCCGTCCATGAATATGCCACCATCGAAGCGCTTTGTATATATAAAAGACATATTTGTGTCTGGGGTTAATACATAACCACCCGTCCAGCTTCTCGGTGTAACAATCGTCCGAGTAGTTGGGGATAATGAGCGTAGGTGGATTGGGTAAGGATTAACTGTACCCTCTTGCGTCCAAGGAACCAAGCTAACATCTGTTCCTTTAATCTCATCATGTTGTATTGTAATGTTACCAGTGTTAAATATTATTGAAGAAATATCCGTACCATGCTGACCTGCACCACCTTGACCGGGGGCAAATGCCCAATTCCATGCCGCACCGTCATACCAAATTTGCGCAGACATCACCTGATTTACAGATGCTTTTATCTGAACTTTATTCAATCCAACTGAAGCTCCACATTTGAAGCCTATTGCGTTTGCTAGCGTTTCATCAGGACATGCAACAAATGATATTACTTTTGAGTACGTCTTGAGAAAATCAATAGTTAATGAAGATCCAGATGCGATTGCCGGGACAGTATCAACAACGCCTATCGGCTCATGATTTCCGTCTTTAATCCAGTCCCATTGAGTGCCATTAAACTGATTTTGTCTTAGCGTTCCCGCTACAATCTCAATTTTACTATACCCAAGTTCCGGTGTATAAGGTATCCCCTCGATAACGCCTCCATCAAGCAATCTTCCGTTTACCTTGTCAGCGGTAACGCCTGTAATAGCTGTTTGGCCAAAGATTAACGTAGAGAATGTCGTTGGCAAAACTGGAGTGCCAGAGAACTTATAAGAACCAATTTTACCATCAATCAAACAAACGTCAGAGGCTTGCGATGCAATTTCTAGAGCCGTGTTGTTGATAGTAACGCCGTCAGCAACACCGCCCATCATCGACAACTCAACAACTCCGTTAACCTTCCAACCAACGCCTTGACCGTCATAAAACTTAGCTTCATTGCCAGTGTTTGGTGAGCCAGTCGTACCATCTTTTGAGTAAGAAGCAGCGCCAACACCATTGCTTGTGTGTTGTGCTGTGCTGCATATTTTAAATTGAGACAGTGTGCTTGTAAAATTAATTAACTCAGCAAAATAATCAAATACTTTAACATCCGATGCGTTTTCTTCTGTGAGTATCGGTGCGTAAAGCTCTGATGTAAAAACCGATCCAGCAGCAGGAGCCGTGACAAATGTGCAAACTCCAGGTGATGCTATAGACCATCTCGCTATGCCAAACTCGTCTTTACTGCTTTGCTCAACGCCGTCAAGGTTAATTGTGTAAAACTCATTGCTATAAACAACAGTTCCACCAACGTTAAAAGCTGTTTGAACGCCATTGCACGCAACAGGATCGGTTTTAATTGGTCTAACTGTTATCCCATCTAAATCGCCAGTGCCTTGAATTATAGTCCAGTTAGCAGGATTAAAAGTTGCTCCAGTTGTAAATGGTAAAGGCGCTATAGGAAGGTAGACGTCCCCAGTTGTTGCTGGGTATCTGTGAACCTCTAGATCATTGACTAGCAATAAAGGCTGCCAATCTTTTATCGGATCGCCATATTTAACACCTAGATCCCTCAAAGTTTCTGGTAATGTTTTTTGAACTTGGCCTGTAACAGCATTTGTGGCTTTTGGTATATTAGCGCCACCAGCCAAGCCGCCAACTTTACCTGTTATAACTTCGCTATGAAATGTGTCGTGCTTCTTTGATGCTTCTAAATCAGCAACACTAAGTAAATCTGCCATTTGTAAACCTCTTTAAATTAAAAAGCCATTGCTAAAACCATTGCTGAATGCGCTAACAGATGCGCCATAACCGTCAAATAAGTACACGCCAGGGTGGTAATTTCTACCTGCAATCTTTACCGTTTTATTCTGCTGAGGTTCTATTGTACTCGGTACTATCATTTGAGCCAAATGTCTAGCCTCGTTACCAAAGCTGAACTCTGTTTTTAGCGCGCTATTTGCAGTGTAAATTTCTTCTGCCGGTGACGATAACATTAAAACCGTTCGAGCGTTTACGCCTGCAACAACTTGAATAACTTCAGCTCTACCATCTCTCTTTTTAAGTTGGATGTAATGCTGGTCGCCTGCTGTAAATTCGACCTCTTGTGATAGTGTTAGTGTTAAGCCGTTTTTAGCTACAATATAGCCGTCATAAGATGCAACTCTTGAGCCTTTTACTACGCTAATTGCTTCACCAGAAACAACATAGATACCTTCCTCAGTGGCGGTAAACTCTACAGCAACACGATTAAGTAAGTCGCGCTGTCTAGCTCTATGCGCAAGCCAATAAGCCTGTTGATAGTTTCTTACTCCTTTGGATTCAATCTTTCGCGGATTTATACCGCCTTCGTCCGGAATGTAAATTGTTTCACGAATGTTGGTATCTGGGTCAATGTAACTAAACTCTACTGAATCCTTTGCGTCACTTCCGAATGAGCGAGTCCATTTCTCGCTTCCAACTTTAGACCTATGAGTAAACACCATAGCTGGTAATGTTGCAGGCTTGTCAAAGAATAATCGAATATCATTACCCTCTCGATAAACGGTGCAAAATACAGCATTGGCTATGGTCTGACATATCTCTTGTGCAGTTGTTTTTCCATCGTCAAAAGTATAGCTGAATTGTCCCGCGCTAACATCGTTAAAATACGACTCTATTTCATCCTGAACTTCTAGCAGCTTATCCATGCTATCGGCACTCATGCTTAAGTTTCCAATAAGTGGATCTCTCATTAGCCTGATTAAGCTTTGCACTGCTTGAGTGTTGACGGATAAAGCGGTATCAAACACGCCATTGCCAAGGTATTTGTAAACCATTTCAGTTGACAACACTTTAAGCTGTGGCTGCTTAATCGATGTTGCTTGCGCAGTTGCTTTACGTTTAGTGTGGACTGTCGTTAGGTTTCCGTAATGAGGCGTTAAATCTTCAATCTGACCGTACAAGTCGTTATATGTGAGCGCGTCGACTACAGTGCCATTAAAATCAAAATCAACATCGCTAGACCTTCTCAATCTAACCCTTACTGCTGATTGCGTTGGCATATCAACGAATATGGACATGCCGACTTCCTCACGAGTTTTATCGTCAAGCGTTTTGATTGCTGAGTTTATTGGGCCGTAAGGGATGCCATCATCGCCGACTAGCTGCCAATTCATCTGCACCATTGCACTACTTGACGCAATAGAGCTGCTACTCGATGGTGAGCGATACATACCCTGCCTAGCAACCACGTTAGCTACAATTCTTTTTGGTTTAATTGTGCTTATTGTAACCCAATCTGTATACCCGACTTCGGCCATATTTTCAGGGATAATCCTAGCGCCTTGATTGTTTGGTGTCATAGGCGCGCTTCCGCCCGCTATCTTTTGCCACTCTATTAAGGATATTCCAGGCGATATGTCAAATGTTATGCTTAAATCTGTTGCCGTTCTTACAGTATAAAACCCGTCTAAATTGGCTGTGCCAGACTCTATGCCACTAAGTATCACAGCCTGTCCAACTTCAAACAGCTCATTAAAAGAAGATCCTCCAGCTGAATCTGTCAGTACGCCAACAGTTCCATCTAGTGTGCATATTATTTCTACATCAACAAACCTGAGTATGTATTCGTTAGGCGCTCTCAATTCTAGGCCGTCTACACTGTTTGAGCGAACACCGATAAATAGTGGCTCATCTATTTGTTCACCGATGATTAGTGATGGGGTTGAGTTATTCGGGCTAGTATATGGGTTAAAGAAATTGGCGCTTGAGCCTGTAACTGTGCTTAATAGTGTATCTCCATCTAATACGCCTGTTGCTGGAGTATCAACATTGCCACGGGCAACATAGTAATAACCGTAATCAAACTGCTTATTAGTTTCGTCGTAAATACTGTAAG